AACCCTATTGGAACTGGGGCATCCGGTGGTAGCATCGTCACATATTAACAATCTCCAAATAAAATTGATAAACGGGTCCACTATAAGTTTAAAAGGATCGGATAGGCCCGAAACAATGCGAGGCGTGAGTCTTAAGTTTCTTGTCATGGATGAGTACGCAGACATGAAACCTGAGACATTTGAACAAATATTAAGACCCGCGCTTGCCGACCAAAAAGGTTCCGCATTGTTCATAGGAACCCCTATGGGACGTAATCATTTCTATGAACTTTACAAATATGCAGAACTGGAGGACGATGAAACTTATAGGGCTTGGCACTTTACCTCTTACAATAACCCATTACTCGACAAATCAGAGATTGATACGGCAAAAAAATCAATGTCGAGTTACGCCTTTAGACAGGAGTTCATGGCCTCCTTTGAAGCCAGAGGCTCAGAAATGTTTAAGGAAGAATGGGTTAAATACGGAACTGAACCTGAAGACGGAGACTACTATATCAGTATTGACCTCGCGGGGTTTGAGGAAGTTAATAAAAAACGGACGAAAAACACAAGGCTTGATGACACGGCAATCGCAGTTGTCAAAGTTAATACTGATGGGTGGTTTGTGCACGATATTATTTACGGGCGTTGGGAGCTTAACGAAACCGCCTCCAAGATATTTCAGGCAATTAATCAGTACAGACCAGTATCCGTCGGAATTGAACGCGGCATTGCTAGACAAGCCGTTATGTCACCACTACATGATCTAATGAAACGTAATCAGCGTTTCTTCAGGGTTGAGGAATTAACCCACGGAAACAAGAAGAAAACTGACAGGATTATGTGGGCGTTACAAGGACGGTTTGAAAATGGATACATCACAATAAACAAAGGGGATTGGAACAGTAGATTCTTGGATCAATTGTTTCAGTTCCCAGACCCTTTAACCCACGATGATTTGGTGGACGCTTTAGCTTACACGGATCAATTAGCAAAAGTAGCTTATTCATACGATTTTGAAATAGATGATCTTGAAATTATTGATCGAGTAGCAGGATATTAATATGGCAAAAACAGAAGACTTTGCACTAAATACAGAAACGCTTATGTCTGAGCAGTCCCTAGAAGAATGGGTAATGCACAAATGTAATGAATGGCGTGACCACTACGAATCAACGTACAGCCAGAGGTTTGATGAATACTATAGACTCTGGAGAGGCCAATGGTCAACTGAAGACTCCCAAAGAGCCTCAGAACGCTCCAGGATTATATCCCCTGCGCTACAACAGGCTGTGGAATCCAATGTAGCGGAGATGGAGGAAGCCACCTTTGGTAGAGGTAAGTGGTTTGACGTAACGGACGATATGGGTGATCCTGAACGTGCGGACGTAATGTTTTTAAGAAACAAACTGACTGAAGACTTTGAAAAAACCATGATCCGTAAGTCAGTAGCGGAATGTTTAATCAATGCTGCGGTATTCGGTACAGGTATTGGTGAAATCATAATTGAGGAAGAAAAGGAAATGGCTCCTGCCACACAACCCGTCATGGACGGTCAGTTACAGGCAGTAGGAGTTAATATTACTGACAGGGTAATGGTTAAGTTACGTCCTGTAATGCCTCAGAACTTCCTTATAGACCCCACAGCTACCAGTGTGGACGATGCTATGGGAGTTGCCATTGATGAGTTTGTAAGCAGACACATTGTGGAACAACTACAGGAACAGGGAGTGTATAAATCTGACGTATACGTTGGTGATGCAGCCAGTGATACAGACCTAGAACCTGACCAAGATTTAATACTGTACGACACAGACCGTGTACGCTTAACTAAATACTACGGTTTAGTACCAACTGAACTTCTTGAGAATTCCGAAGAATACGAAAATCTGGATACGGACGAAGAAAAAACCCAATACACTGAGGCAGTAGTTGTTATTGCCAATGAAGGTTTATTGTTAAAAGCGGAAGCTAATCCATACATGATGAATGATCGTCCTGTAGTGGCGTTTCCTTGGGACGTAGTTCCTAGTAAGTTTTGGGGTAGAGGAGTGTGCGAAAAAGGCTACAACAGCCAAAAAGCTCTTGACACAGAACTAAGAGCTAGAATTGACGCACTAAGTTTAACTATTCATCCTATGATGGCTATTGATGCTACAAGGCTTCCCAGAGGAGCTAAACCTGAAATTAGACCAGGTAAGATGATCTTAACAAATGGTGACCCCCGTGAAGTTCTACAGCCTTTTAATTTTGGACAAGTTAATCAAATTACTTTTGCTCAAGCATCGGCTCTTCAACAAATGGTTCAACAAGCTACTGGAGCCGTTGATTCTGCTGGTATTGCAGGTCAGGTCAATGGAGAGGCTACTGCGGCTGGAATATCTATGTCCCTTGGTGCTATTATTAAGCGGCATAAGCGTACCCTGATTAATTTCCAGCAAGCATTTTTATTACCTCTGGTTAAAAAAGCAGCATGTCGATACATGCAGTTTGACCCTGAAAACTACCCAGTTGCGGACTTTAAGTTTAATGCGTCCTCAACTTTAGGTATTATTGCCAGAGAGTACGAAGTAACACAGCTAACACAGCTACTTCAAACCATGAAACCAGATTCACCTATGTATCCTTCTCTAGTTCAGTCCATTGTGGAAAACATGAACTTGTCAAACAGGGAAGAACTGTTGGATACCTTGAAACAAGCTGCTGAACAGGCACAGATGTCCCCTGAACAGCAACAACAGGCACAACAGCAAGCTCAAGCCAAACAACAGGCAGAACTGGAGTTCCAGCAGTCTCAAACAGCAGTCCTTCAAGGACAAGCTCAAGAGTCTAAAGCTAGGGCCAATAAACTGTCCGTTGAAGCTGAGTTGGCTCCTGTTGAAACTGAAATTGACCGGATTAAGGCAATTACTACCAATCTTAAATCCGGGGATCAGGACGATAAAGAATTTGAGCGCAGGTTAAAAATTGCTCAGACAATGCTAAAGGAAAAAGAGTTAGATTTAAAAACTCCTGCTCCTCAAGCAAACGGCACTGACCAACCGGATGAGGAAGGCCAGATAATGCAACTGATGAGAGGATTAGAAAATGATGGTAACGCAGAAGGAATTGCAGGACGTAGTGTCTCAGGTCAACCAGAAATTCCAAGAGCAGGACCTCCAATTCCAAGAATTAATTAAACAGATAGGAGAACTTAACAATGCCAGCAGGACGAGGGACGTACGGAAGTCAACGGGGAAGACCACCAAAAAAGAAGGGTAAAAGAAGTAAAAAAAGTAAAAAATGCACATGTAAGTAATTAACCCTTGAATTTTAGTTAAAAATATGTTAAAATAAAGTATACTTGTCCATTTACAGGAGAAACAAGTGATTGAAAAAGAGTTGGAAGTTTATTTCAATAATTACTTTGAAATGTTCAGAACACAAGGCTGGAAACAACTCCTTAAGGAATTTTCAGGAAATGTTAAGAACATTAATTCAGTAGAACAAGCTAAAGATGAAAAAGACCTATTCTTCAGGAAAGGACAATTAAACATCATAGCTAATGTCTTAAACTTAGAATCTCAAATTACTGCATCATTTGAAAATGCGGAAACAGAATCCAGTGATCCTGGAGAATCCGAATGATCCTATATGATTTCCGTTGTACTAACGGGCATGAATTTGAAGAATACGTTGAATCATCAGTAACACAAAGTAGGTGCAGATGTGGTGCTGATGCTAAACGATTAGTCAGTGGTGGTAACTTTGAGCTTGATCCCATAAGCGGACATTTTCCGTCCGCAACTAAAAAATGGGCAGACAAGCATGAACAAGCCGCTAAAACTGGCGATTAACGGAAGGAAAACTTATAGCCCTTCCATAATTTTCTCCATAATCGAGAGACGGAGTATTAATAATGGCAGCAAGACTGATAGATGAGCGTAAGGAACAGGAAGACGAGTTAGCCGAAGGTGAAGAAGTACAATCCTTAGAGGAACAAGAGAATCTACCTACTCAGGAAGAAGCTCAACCGGAAGAGGAAGAAGTACCAGCTAAGTACCAAGGCAAAAGCCTACAAGATGTAGTCCAGATGCACCAGGAAGCTGAAAAAGCATTAGGAAGACAAAGTGGTGAAGTAGGGGAACTCAGACAGGTCGTAGACCAGTTTATCCAAAGCCAAACACAACTCACACAACCAAACGCACCAAAACAAGAACAGACGACGGAAGAGGTAGATTTTTTTACCGATCCTGAACAGGCAGTATCAAAAGCTATTGAAAATCATCCTAGTGTAAAACAGACACAGGAACTCAATCAACAGCTTAAAGCTCAAAACGCTTTGTCTCAGTTACAGCAAAAACACCCTGACGCTGAAACCATTATGAAAGACCCTAAGTTTGTAGAATGGGTCAAGGGTTCCAAAATCAGGACACAGTTACTTGCTTATGCTGATCAGGCATACGACTTTGATTCCGCTGACGAACTTTTCACAACATGGAAGGAACGTCAACAGGTTGTTAATCAAACAGCCCAGATGGAAAAACAAGGACGTAAAAAAGCGGTTAAAGCAGCCAGTACAGGAAATACAAGAGGCAGTAACCCTGTTTCCAAGAAAATCTATCGTCGTGCCGACATTATTAAACTTATGAGAACTGACCCCGACAGGTATCAGTCATTATCGGAAGAGATACTAACTGCATACAAGGAAGGACGGGTCAGGTAGTCTAAACTAGGAGAAAATTATGGCTACTGCAACTTACCCAGGAGCGTCGGGTAATACAGCCAAAACTGAAGCGGATAAGTTTATCCCTGAGATTTGGTCCGATGAAATTATAGCGGCTTATCAAAAGTCACTAAAAATGGCTCCTCTTGTTAAAAGAATGTCCATGAGTGGAAAAAAGGGAGACAAGATTCATATTCCCAAGCCCACCCGTGGTGATGCAAACGCAAAGGCGGCTGACACAGCGGTAACAATCATTGCGAATACTGAGAGTGAAATCGATGTTGATATCGACCGTCACTTTGAATATTCACGTTTGATTGAAGACATCGTTGAAGTTCAAGCTCTATCCAGCCTACGTCAGTTTTACACTGAAGACGCTGGTTATGCCCTAGCAACACGAATTGACACAGACCTGATTAATGCAGCAACAGGTTGGGGTGACGGCACTAGAACTGCCTCTCCTGCCAACACTGGAGCTAACTGGGTCAACAGTCATTCATACTACGTTAATGCCTCTTCAGGACTAGCAACTTATGCTGCTGACACTGTTGCTTCAGGTGATAACTTTACTGACCTAGCGTTCCGTGAAGCAGTTAAGCTTATGGACGATCAAAATGTTCCTATGGACAATAGGAATCTGGTCATTCCCCCTGCCGCCCGTAAGTCAATTATGGGTATAGACCGATACGTTAGCTCTGACTTTGTAACAGGCAAAGGTGTAGAGTCTGGACTGATCGGAAACTTGTACGGTGTGGACGTTTATGTATCTTCCAACTGTCCTGTCATTGAAGCCGCTGGTCAAAACAGTGCTTCAAGCCTTGACACTAGAGGTTGCCTATTCTTCCATAAGGACGCATTGGTGCTTGCAGAGCAAGTATCTGTACGTTCTCAAACCCAGTATAAGCAGGAATACCTCTCAACCCTGTACACAGCGGATTGCTTGTACGGTGTAGAGGCGTATCGCCCTGAAGCTGGATTCATCATTTGTATTGCTGAAGAGTAATATAACCTACGGGGGGATTTCGGTCCCCCTTTTATTTTACGGTGGAGATTTATGGACAAACCAAAACTTACTCCGTTAGAATTGCGTAAAATACTCGACTCCGCAAGAAAACAACGAGACAAATCTAAGGAGTCTTTGAATATCATTAATGTTGAATTTAATCAAATCTGCACACAGATAAAGGAATTCTTATTAAAACCTGTTCCTCTGGTTGTTGCTATTGCATTAGGATTATTAATAATACTAATATTAGTAGTTTAAGAGGAATACATCCATGCCATCAACTATCAAGCTAAAATATGGCTCTGGTGCGCCATCCGCTTCCGACCTTGTTCAAGGGGAACCTGCCCTAGACTTAACCAATAAACGTCTGTACTCAGAGGACGGTAGTGCTAATGTCTTGGAGATAGGTACAAACCCAACGGAATTGACCGTAGACGATGTTGCTATAAACGGTAAAGTAATTACCATGACGGGTTCTACCAGTGACACTGCAACGATAACAGCAGGAACTAACGGTACACTGGACATCGTAACAACTGATGCTGCTGCTGCGGCTGCTAACATTCAAATAACTGCTGATGGTACTGCTGAACTGGCAGGTACTACAGTTACCCTAGATTCCTCCGGTGGCATTACTTTAGACGCTGACGGTGGAACAATTACTTTTGCTGACGCAGGTTCTTCTCTAGGAACCATAACATCTTCAGGTTACAGTGGTAATGCTGCTTCCGCAACGGTAGCTACAACAGTCACCATTTCCGACAATGAAAATACCAACGAAAACAATGCTGTTATATTTACTTCAGGAGGAGACGTAGACGGTGGTAATATTGGTTTGGAGTCCGACGGTGATCTAACGTACAATCCATCCACAGGTCTTTTGTCTTCCACAGGAGTTACAGCGTCCGGTACAGTAACATTTGGTTCCTTAAGTGACGGAGCAGTTACTATTACTGCATTTGTTGATGAAGACGATATGACTTCCAACAGTGCTACTCTTGTCCCTACACAACAATCAGTTAAAGCCTATGTAGATTCCACAGGTAGTGGAACTATGTCTTCATGGGTACTTGAGGACGGAGATGGTACTGAAGTAACTATTGCTGACGCAAAGGAAGTTAAGTTTGTTGAAGGCGGTGGTATTGACATTGATTGGACTGATACTGACAATGGTACTGACGCTGATCCATACGACTTGACTTTTTCAATTAATGCAGCACAGACAGGAATTACATCGTTACTAGCTACAGACATTAAGATCGGAGAAGACGATGAAACCAAGATTGATTTTGAAGACGTTAATACCATCAACTTCTATGCTGGTAATGAAAAACAATTAATATTAACTGATGGAGCTTTAACACCTGGTAGTAATGCCATTATTGATTTAGGTACAGACGCTTTAGAATTTAAAGACGCATACTTTGATGGAACTGTAGAAGCCGATGCAATTTCTATAGGCGGTACAACAATAACATCTACAGCAGCAGAACTTAATATTCTGGACGGAGTAACTTCAACGGCTACTGAACTAAATTTATTGGACGGTGTTACAGCTACTACGGCTGAATTAAACTATCTTGACATTACAACACTAGGAACAAGTGCAGCGTCTAAAGCTGTTACAGCAGATGCTAATGGTGATGTGTTAGTTAGCCAGGAATTTAGAGCAGTATCATACAATGATACCTATGTAGCTCCTACTAGTTCATCAAACGCAACAACCATTAATTGTGAAGCAGGTAATTACTTTAAGCACACGCTTACAGAAAATACTACCTTCACATTTTCTAATCCTCCTGCAAGTGGAACAGGATATTCTTTTATTCTACATTTGATACAGGATTCCAGTGCAAGGACAGTCACATGGCCTAACAGCGTAGATTGGGCAGCAGCAACAGCTCCAACAATTTCAACAGGAAACGGAGATGATGATTTCTTTGTATTTGCTACATCAGACGGTGGAACAATCTGGTATGGATTTACCGCTGGACAGGCACTCGCTTAAATGAGTAGAACTGCACACAAGTTATTGGCTGCATCAGGTAGTAAAGATGCCTATGAAATAGATCAGTCTTTGCTGATTGCAGAGGGCAATGGTTACCTGTCAAAAAACTATGGTAGTGCTGGTAATAGAAAAACTTGGACATGGAGTGGTTGGGTTAAACGCACAGAAAATCAAGGCACTACTTCAACTATTAGTCATTATTTATGGACTGCTTATGATAATTCCAGTGCAAGCGATGCCTCATGGTTTTCATTTCAGTTTTATAGAGACATAATACTAATTGGAGGATGGACACAAAATTATAGAATAACAAATAGATTGTTTCGTGATGTTGGTGCTTGGATGCACCTTGTACTTGTATTAGACACAACACAATCAACAGCTAATGACAGAGTAAAACTTTATGTTAATGGAGTACAAGAAACTTCATTTAGCACTACAAATAACCCTAGCCAAAATGCTGATTTAGGAATTAATACGTCAGAAACTCACATGCTTGGTTCAGTTAATGCTTCTGGTACTACTGGATATGCAAAACATTATATAGCTGAAACTCATTTTGTTGATGGAACAGCATTAACGCCTTCATCATTTGGAGAAACCGATTCTAAAACAGGAGAATGGATTCCTAAAAAATATACAGGCTCTTACGGA